GGCGCATTAGTTTGCAACCCCCATCTATAGTTGATGGGGGATGGACCCGGAAAAGGAGGAAAGTCCATATTAATATTGATACAAGTGTAACTAAAATCCTCTCTTTGAGTCGGAGCAAGAACCTCTCCTTCACAAAAAATTTCTTTATTATACAAAGTCCAGCGATCCATCAGCTGGGTCCAACTAGTAAAGTTCTCTCCAAAAACAATCGAAGCTAGTGGGGCTTCTGCTTGACTGGTATCACCAATCGTGGCTTTCAACGGCGGGTCAACAGGAATGTTCTCCCCCTCAGTAGCTCCCATTGCAGCTGATTCCCCAGTGCTCTCCATGTGCGGTTCGAAATGAGCACGAGCAGATGAAGCAACAGATCGACTAACCGGTCCAGGCATCTTCAAAGCAGCAAGTTCCCTACGCCTAGCCGCAACATTCCCAACAGCAATCGGAATATCAGAGTTGCTCCAATTGCTCGGAAAACCAGTTGGATCAACAAAAGACATCTGCTGAAGATTACGGGAAGTAGGCATTTGGAAAGCCATATCATCCCCGGCAGCAGTAAAAACATTGACAAGGGCATCATTATTCAAACCAACCTGGTTGGCTGGAACTGCTAATCTATTAAGAACATATATAGTGATAGTACCATTAGTAGTATTAGTAGGGGCAACACGGCCACCAAAATCAGAAGTGGCAATATTGCTACCATAGTTCAAATAGTCAAAGTTCTGGACGTTGCCATTAGCAGCTTCCAGTTGTAGTAGTGAAAGGTATGGTTTTTCGTGCATGTAACCAACCTCAAAAGTAAAGTCACGCCCTGTTTCAGCAGAAATGTCAATTGTCCTACTATACTGAAGATTCATCAAATCCTCAGGGTAGTTATTAACATTGAGCCTAGCAAGCTCATCAGCACACGGATCATAAACAATTCTCAACCTACCTCGATGCAGGTTTGAGGCAACAATCTGTATGCGATACTTCATGGAACCACGCCAATAACCAAACGGCAAAGCAGCATATGCACTTGGCGTAGGTTGAAGACATGGAATCGAAGCAAGCTCGGGACTCACAGCAACTGGGGCTTGCCTCTTAAAATACTGAGGTGTAACACGTGCCTGCCATATTGGCGTCTCCGCTGGGTCATCAACCAACCAAGTGAACCTGTCGAGCCAACACTCACGGGTTGCAATGGAAGAGATCGACATCTCATCGCTACCACCAAGACCCACAGTGGCCCGATCGGTACGAAGACTGGAAGAACCAAACTCCAGCCGGGTGGAAACGTCAGGACCGGGAGTGGCCAAATCACCAAGATAATTCGGCACATACTCAGTCCTCCCAGCATGAGGTTCAAAACTAGCCAATGGAGGAACCAAAGGGTGAGGACACGACGTGGGCACAGAAAGTTTGACATCCTCAGCCCAAAGGAAAACTTGAATGGTAACAGGGTCAGTAGCACCGTTCGCATGCTTTAACTGACAGAGGCTTGCACTGTGCACCACACCCATGTGACAACCTCGAGCTCCATACGGACCAATGTGACAGTTAGTACCTGAAGAGTTCAACATCTGAACTGTATCAGGAACAGTAGTAGTAGTAGTCCCAGAGTTCACTGCACTCGGGTTCCCAACCCAGTCTCGGTTGGGGATTCTAAACCAATTTCCCCCATAGAAAAAGGGGAATTCCATCTCACCTCCCATGGATTGGCCAGGATCAACAAAAATTTTTGGCCACTGTGATTGAGTCATTATACACACCTCTTCACCATTCTGAACAGGTATATCGGTGGTGGCGTCATGGCCAATGAACGAAAAGGCTTGATCGCCAGCTGGATCCCACTGGAATCTCTCACCAGGTACAGACATAAGTGGTCGATAAGAAATAAATCCACGACCATAATGCATCTGAGACCCATTCACAATAACTTTCATTTTAATTTTACAACGTAACAGATAAAAATTTGATAGCTTTTGAGCTACACTTGGACTGTCTAAAAACGCGGACCACGGATTAAAATAAATAACAGGAAATGGCTCGTCAACTTGCCAAATGAAGGTGCCAGCAAGAATAGGCCGCTTCAACCAATTGGCCAAATCAACATCACTGGAACCACCCCAATCATGAGTGGGGTCTTCACCATTTTGTATGGTGGTAATAAATTGCTTCTCCGAATCATCGAAGGCAAATGTTTGCTGAGTCTTAACTTCAGCTGTAGTACTTGTAGTAGTTTCTGAGCACAAATAAGGAAAGGGACTTGCTCTAATGTCCCAATCTAGCACAACATTCCATAAAAAACCTGTAAACGCAAGCGAGATGACCAATTGGAATATGGCCCAAGATACAATACGTAAACAGAGGATATTTGACAACTCAGAGAGTCCGTCACGCCATCCAAGCGTTTTAATATACAGCGGATTTAATTGTCATTCATAAGATAACACTTCAATCCCTGTCGGATTAAGGTTCCGACTGACCTCTTCAAAAGCGACGGGGTATTTCCTCCTCTCAAAACTGATGCTATCATCAATAATGCCCCCATCACAAAACTTGTCAACATATTCTGACAACCAATAATTCCAACACAAGAGCTTCTCATAACGAGCTGTCAAGGCTGGTACATCCGGTTTCCAACGCTCATCGAAAAAGACCCGAACGGCCTCACGAAACAAACGATGACGGACAGGACCATACGGTACCAACTCACGCAAGAGGATCTCAACTTGTGCCATCAACAGATCAGGTTTATGGACAGGAGATTTGTCATCCTGTTTGGCCAACAACTTGATAAGGGTATGAGGTCTCAGAGGGGCAGCACCAACTACCACAGTGGTGTCACTGAAAATTCCAGCTGTCTTGATATCACGTAAGTTCCATGCGGGAATGCGCAAATACTTCATGGTGTGTTGCAAGAAAACCAGATCACATGGCTCCTGATACCTCAAAATACCCTCACTCTTATTGCCCAGTGTTGACAAAATGCCCCAATCACCCAAAATGTGATTGTACTCAACAGCACTGAAAATCGGGACATCCTTACGATCACATTCCTTCGCAAAAGCCGGTTTGATAGCAGTTTGACTGTCATCACCTAAAGCCTTGTGAGTGATCCACTCAGAATAATCAAGAGGAAGAGCTAAACTGTTCCGCCCAGAATACTCAAGTATGACACAAAGGGCCAAAAGTTGGTTCATGGCTGAGTTCATGTCCAGAGTCATGACAAAACCAGATGGCATAACGTTGAAAGGAAGAACGACACCGCCATAAAAAAGTGACATGTTATCCCACCACTCCAACAAAGCTCCAGCAAAATCCGAAATTCTGGGGTTGTAAGTTCCAAAACGCTCATGAATGCCAATGACGACTTGAATCATCAGGCACAAAGTGTTTCGCGTAAGAGCCGAGGGCATAATTTTGTCCCATGCACTCACGTCAGCATCAAAGCAACGGAAGAAACGTTCATCAGGATCCCAGGAATCGCGGAATATCTCAAAGGTACTCTGCTCAAAATGAGGACCACCCATATCCAAACCAGCAACGAAATCAAACTTGATGGGATTCGAGCTGAAAAGATACAGCAGAGGCATCATGAACATCCTAAAAGAAATGTTAATGCAGCCAGGTAAATTGCAAACCAAGCGACTTTTCACTTTCACTTTTGCACCCTCAACCTTATGAAACAAATCACGCATCTGCTGATCCTGTCCAGCTGTCAAACAAAGAAAGTCATCGGCAGCTGCATCGCCAAGAACACCCTTAAAGAAGACAGTCCGATCACGAGTATCAGGGTATTGCCAATCTTCAGAAGACTTGGTGACTGGATAACATTCATCCTTTGTAAAACACATCATGATCTGGTTTGGAGGAAGAAAACCATATGAAAGGCAAAAAACGCCAGCAACCGTAGCTTCCCAAGCTTCAACTGATTCGGGTCGAATGGCTATACCAACTGGTTTACCACCTTCCTCAACCTTGGTAACAACGTCACTTTTCTTGCCGCCACGCCGAGGTTTAAAATTCGCACCCCAACTTGTGGTCATATCCAACGGTGCAAAGATCAAAGAACCGTCATCACGCCTGACGCCGGCAAAAGATTCCTCAACAGTGGTCATCAACAAACGCCTCATATCAGCAGAAGTGACTTCACCATTATCGAACATTTCATTGACGAGCATCTCCAAATGAGATGAATAAAGGCCAACAGCCTTACGGATAATCCCGATCGGAACATGACCACTGACAAGACCTTTGGCAACTTCCCGAGAAAGACATGTGGAGGAAAGAGAACCTTCTCCACAGGGCTTATCAATCCCAGGTCCAACCATGCCAATGACAACTTCAGCCCCAAAGCCGTCTGGTAAAGCTCCAACCCAGGGTGCACACCCAAGCCTAAACAAATCGGGTTCATAAAGAATGGAACCTTCAGTCCCAATGGCTTGATAAACAGGCTTGATATCCTTAACAGGATAGAAGCCCTTGACCTGGGTATTGTCAAAAGTCGGCAAATCAACATGAGCCCCAGCCTTGGACTTGGAAAACTTGAACAACGAAGTTTCAGTTGCAACATTCGGGCCAGACTTTATACCAGCCATATGATCAGCCCAATCAATGTGATCATTTTTCCCATAACGCACATTCGAATGACATTCCTTCATGGCTTCGTCGATCTCAGCAAAGTCCTCATCGGATTGCGCCCTCCCGAAGGAAACCACATGATCCATATGTGACTCAAAAATAGAATTGGTGCGCGCAGACTTGCTAAACGCACCCACACTAGCTGAAGGCACAGATGGAGCCCGACCTGGAGTATTCAAAAGATCACAATCCGTGGCAAGCATAAAATCTTCCGTTATGGTGATGTATATCTCACACTTCAATTGCGGACGAGTGTAAAGACCAGAATAAATAGCCAAGGTTGGAAATTTGCCTTTCGCAGTAGAAAGAACAACTGGTAAACCACACTCGCCATGAAACCTGGGTTTCTCCTCGTAAGAAGACACAGGTACCGCAATACCACAACGGATTTTGCTACCCTTAAGAGCAGGGAGCATTTTACCCTCTTCTGGATAAATCACTCGCTCACTGCCAAAAAGGCAACAACCATCAACGTTCGTTCCACCGGCACGCTCATCATAAGTGAGAGTGTCATCAAGAATACGAATACGTGAAACATTCATCGAAACGGGCACATCGACTTCACTAACATAAAACGCACCCAAAGGTCTAACACCAACACAAGAAAGACCATGGAGCACACGAACAACATCTGCCTTTCCATCGCCAAATGAAACACATTCCTTACCGATCTTACACTCATGTTCAACCCATTTGCCAGTATCAGCCCGTAGAACAGAGAGAATAAAAGTGACAAATTCTGTCTTCGTCCAATCAACTCCACAAAAAACATGTGCATTTGTCACGACGGTCTTGTTATCAACTAGCAAACCGTACAGCTTGCCAGCACCCCACTTGGGTTGAAACTTGACCACATGACTGATTATGGAGCGGCGGTTTGTACCCGCAACCTTTTCACACATTGCTTTCACAGACATTCCATGTGAACCAGGAGTGGTACATCCAACATTGTGCACAACTTCAGCGGTTTGCTCAACTTTCTCCTTGGATATAGCCCAGTAAGGAGTCCCCTTACCATGCGTCGATGGAATCGTCGAACCCATTGGTTCAAAGCGAGTTTTCCCTTGCTCACACATGGTCTCAAAGAGACGTTTCATACCATACGCAGCAACAATTGGAAGAATGACCTTCATAAAAGTGATTTTAAAAGGTTTCTTGAATGTGAAGAACCAAGAATTCCTGATGGAATCACGCAAATCAGTCAACAACTCCCAAAAACGCCTCCTCTTGACACCAGGAAAAGCAGCCCTGATCATGGGAACCGGTCTATCAAAACCATGTATAAACAAAGGATTGCACTTGTTTGCGCATTCTTCCCTCTTTTTCCTAACAG